ACGGGCGTTTTTCTTAGGTATTTAGGGCTTTTTTGATTGCTTGTGCTCATTTTGTGGTTTCGCTTTGGCAACTTTCTGGCAACTTTTTTTTGAAAGCGTCCATAACCGCGCCCGCGCTTGCGTCCTCTTTTTCCTTTGAAAGGTGTGAATAAATTTCAAGCGTCACCTTTACGTTGGCATGGCCGAGGAATTTCTGCGCGGAAAGCACGTCAACGCCGGCATTATAGAGTATGGAGGCGTAATTATGCCGGAAGTAGTGCGGCGTGAGGATAGAGGCGCCGTCCTCTCTCGTTTCTATGTCGGCCCCCAACTCTGCCATGCGCTCCATCAGCGAACGCCATAGCCTATTTGAAGAGGAATTACGGTAGTATGTTCCATCGGGGGCGGGGAATACAAACGCCTGAGGGAATCCCCGCACGAGCATTTCCGCCAGCTCGTCCGGCAGGGGTATATCCCGTATGCTCTCCTTCGTCTTGGGCGGGGTTATCGTGCCCTTCCTTAAATTGACCTGCTGCCGGACGTGTATGACCTTCTTCTTGAAATCTACACATTCCCATTGCAGGCCGAGGGCTTCGCCGAGCCTCATTCCGGTATAGTATAGCAATGCCACCAGCAGGCCGTTTTCCTCCTGCATCAGTTTCTTTGCCGCTTCTTCCTCCGCTTCCGTCAGTGCCCGGCGGCTTGACTTTTCTTTCGTGGGCTTGACCAGCCCCACGGTCACGTCCCGTTGGATTATCCCCTCGGAGTATGCCCGCTTAAAGACGGATTCTAACACATGGTGTACATTTTCGATTATGGTTACGCACATATCGCCCTTGGAGTTAAGCAGCTCCTGCAAATCCATAGTGGATATTGCGGTGAGCCGCTTGTCCCCCAGAACAGGCAGTATGTGCTTGTTGAGCGCCGTCTTATATCCGCTCTGCGCCGATTCCTTTATATTCGGCTTTTTGTAGACGTTATACCACTGTATGGCGTATGGGCCGAAAAGCGCGTCCTTCTGCGCGGTGCGCCCGGTGATGAACTCCTGCCTGACCGCCTCCTTCGCGGCCTCCAAATCCTTCTTTGTGCGCCCGGACACATATTTTATCACGCTGCCGCCGTTCATATCCTTGCCGACGGTTACTTTAGCCCTATACCGCCCGTCGCTTTGTCTTGCCATTTACAAAAACCTCCCGTTGTGTTAAAATCGGAGGCGGAGAAGCATCCGCCTTATCCCCTGTTGCCGCCCTCTAATTCGGCACGGGGGATTCTTTATTTTATTATCCACCCTCTATCGAGGTGCATTATGTCATATACCAATAAGCCCATTGCCACTACCATTGCTATAAGGATAGATACCACTATTATAGCTTTTATGCGTTCCAGCTTCTTTATCTTCTGCTCCAAATCCTCTATCTTCCGCTCCCTGTACTCTAACCCTCTTTCGTATAGCTGCGTCGATCCTTCCGGCTCACACACCCTATCTTCGTCCAGATCGTTCAGGCTCCCGCCCATGGCCTTTACCAGTTTGTAGACCGTATCAAACCCCGGATTTTCAGTTAAGCCCTGAAGCACACGGTTTACCGTTGCAACGGGTACGCCGCTTTTGTCCGCTATCTGCTGCGCCGTCATATCGCCTTTCATGGCGCGTAAACGCTCATATAACATCAATGGGTATCACCTTCTTCATTTATTTATGGCGAAAAAACAAGAATGTTAGCGAATGCTATTTTATGAGTATTGATTAGAGCGGCATAAATGCTATGCTTTATTCAGGACGGTTCCCCGATGCTTCTCCACCGTCTTAGGCGGGGGTGAGAAATCGCCCCTGCCGATTAAATTTGAGGCACGATTTGTGCAACATCGGCGAGCGCAGTCCCGTTTATGGTACTCTCATACAAATTCCCCCTTTCTTTTTGAATCTAACGTGTTATTATCAAAACAGAACAAGTGTTTGGAGGTAGAATAGATGACAACGCGGGAACAAATTCTTGCAATCGTTGAACAGTTAAAGCACGATCCGGAAGCTACCGACCTTCTTTTTTCTTATGCTGCTGCATTAGAAATTCAGCATAAGATAAAAGCTGAAGCTGCTCGTTCTCGTCCAAATTGTTCATAATCGCCTCAATCCTCACACTTTGGTTCATTCGGCGTCGTTCGTTTGTCCAGCCCATCAAATAGGCGGGACTGGTGTTGAGCGCATTGGCAAGCTCGACAATTCGAGACAAAGGAAGATTAGATACAATGCCCTGTTCGTACTTCCCTATGGTCTGCTTTGTCGTGTTGAGCATCTTCGCCAAATCACCCTGGGTAAGCCCGGCGGCCCTTCTCAACTCCCGTATTTTATCGCCAAGGGTCATTTATCATCACCTCGGTTATATATTACCACGTCACTTTAGAATATGCAATTTCTTTTTTAAAAACACTTGACAAGTGACCAAACCCATGTTACACTTTAGTCACTTAATAAGTGACGCAAGGGGGCGGTCAGAATTAACAGAAATTTGTATCGAGCAGCGTTGGCACGTTGCGGAAAAACACAAAGAGAACTGGCACATGAGCTTGATATGTGCGAATCCACCTTAGTTGCCAAAGTAAAAAAGAACACGTTGACCGTAAGGGATGCCGAGAAGATGATAAGTATTCTGGGAATTGATAATCCTACGGAAGTTTTTTTTACAAATTTAGACACTTCACAAGTGACCGCGAACGATTAACAAACAAAGACACACTATTTAGAGCTGACGAACGAACAGCGTAAGGGGGAAACGATGAACAACCACGTTGAAATCAAAACAAACGACACAAGCGGAGAAATAACCATCAACGGCATATCGGTAAGCGATATTGTACGAAAGTACACCATCACCCACGAAGCAGGGAAGCCCCCCGTAATCGAGGTAGAGCTTGTAGGGGACGTGACCGTCAGCGGCGGCTTTATTACCCCTCTCCCCGAGCCGTGGAAAAGTATTTATCACAATCTGTCGAAAGGGGGAAACGATGAAACGCAAGGGCTTAATGGAAAAATTCCTTTATAAAGACGAGTATTTCAGTGAAATGCTCGATAAGGAGCGTGAGTATAGAGCTTGCGCAAGCGGAAACAAGTGCGATACGCCATTCGTGACGCCACTGCTTCATCTGCTCTACATTCGCCTTGGCGTCATTCTCGTTCTCCTCAGCTCTTTTTTGGGCACGTTGCTTACTCTCGTTATCCAGATGGCTAATAAATGACAAAGAAAGCTGCACGGTATCTATGGTATTTGAGCGAACCACCCCGAAGCGCACAAGCTCGTTTAACACGGGGCGCAAGCCGGGGAAATCCAGGCCGAAGGTAATAGCCTTATCGAGGAAGACACCCTCTGCGGCGCGAGCTTTATAAGCATAGTACATAGAAAGCGTTACAGTTTCAGCGTTTGGGGACATAAATACCTCCAAAGAAAGGGATAAAGCTATGAGATTAAACCTGCAAGCCGCACGGAAAGCTAAGGGGCTGACCCAGCAGGCGGTAGCGGAATACTTGGGGATATCTGAACGGTATTACAGATACATAGAATCGGGAACGCGAGACGGAGATTTTGAGATTTGGGACGACTTAGAAGATTTATTCAGCATCCACCAAAGAATCCTGCGGAGAGTCTCTGCCAACGAGAGCGTCAAGTGAAACATTGAGTTTATCCGCGATCCTCACCAAATCAGAAAGGGAAGGTTCCCGTGCGCCGATCTCGTAATTGCGATAGCCGCGCTCAGTAATTCCCAAGTAGGCAGCCATCTCCTTTTGAGTGCAGCCCATTGCCAAACGAAAATGCTTGAGATTGTTGCAAAAGTCCATAAAAGCCTCCAGATTATATTGACAGGAACAAATCGTTCCGATATAATGGGTGCAGGAACAAACCGTTCCTAATGCCCCGTGGAATAAGTTAATTATTCATTATATCACAAAGCAAATGGAGGTTACATCATGAAATACAGCATAGAAGAACGGGAACCAGTCTGCGCCAACTGTCAGCACTACTATCAACACTACACCTACTATGGCGGCGCATATAGCCCCGTAAACTGCGGGCATTGCGCCTACGGACGAATAAAGCACCGGATACCGGGAGAGAGCTGCGAAAGGTTTTTATTTAGGAGATAAGCCATGAACGATTTTGATAAACTCCTGCGGGACATGATAACCGCCGCCGTGGACGAGCGTATAAACAGCGTTGAAGCGCTGGAGGAGCGCATGGTGAAGATGCACGGCGAGTATGTACCGCCCATTCAGGCGGCGAAGCTGCTGAACGTGAATCCTAAGACGGTTTACGCCATGCTCAAGGATGGGCGGCTCCAGGGCACGCACGAGGGATCACCGCTGGTTCTGGTGCGGAGCATGGCGGCAATGGTAAAGGACGAGAAAAGCCTTGAACTGCAAGCCAAGCGGAAGCACAAATACGATAACTGCGTAGGGTACTATGTGAGGTGAGCCGTGGTAAGCAGAGAAAAATTTGTCGCCGATATAACGGCACGGCAGGAGAAAAGGAAGCGGGAAGAACGCCGGAAGCAGGAAAGAACGCGGTTTGATGTGAACGGGTATTTTCACGAAAGCGTGACGCGGACAATCAGGAAAAAACTCAACGGGAAGTAAGGAGGTAAGTATGTGGGGAGCATTTTTTAGCTGGGGCATACCGATGTTTTTCATCGGGTGCATGGCGGGATACGCCTTTAGGCCGAAAAGGAGGAAAGCGAAATGACAAAAGATGAAATAATCGTCATGCTTGCGGAACAGCTTGCCGAAGTGCGGCATGACCGCGACCTATGGAAAGCTCTTTATCGGAACGAGATAGACAAGAGGCTGGAAAAGGAAGGTGAGTAATGGAGCAGTACCTTTTAGCTAAAGCCTACAAACCGTTTGAGGACACCTACTATGACCGATATGACCCTAATCTTTTAAAACAGGAGGCGAGATGATGTCACTTTACGACATAGCGAAGAATCTCAATGACTTTATGGACGCGGTTGACCGTGGAGAGATACCCGAAGAAGCCGTGTATGACACCCTCGAAAGCCTTGATATGCAGCTCGATGACAAAATTGACAACGTAGCCTGCATGATAAAGAACCTTGCCGCAGAGGCAAAGAGCATCAAGGAGGAAGCCGACAACCTCACCGCCAGAGCCAAGGCTAAAGCCAATAAGGCCGAGTGGCTTAAGGGATACCTTGCAATGCAGATGCAGCTATCCAATAAGGAAAAGTTTGAAAGCAAGCGGAACAAGCTGACATTCAGAAAGTCAGAAAGCGTCGAGGTAAACGAGGAAGCCTTTATAAAGTGGGCGGCGCAGGGGCATGACGAGCTTCTGACCTATAAGCCCCCCGTGCCTAATAAAACGGCGATAAAGGAGCTTCTGAAATCCGGCGGGACGGCAGAGGGCGCGGAAATCGTTGTAAAGCAGAATTTGCAGATAAAGTGAGGGGAGCATGTTTAACGAAAAGACTGTAGAACATACAAAAGATGGAGATAAGCCGGTATGGCAATCCCCCAAGTATATTGCCGCAAAGGAAAAGGCCATAGAAGCTATCAATAGCGGCAAATATGGCCTTGCGGAGGCTGATTTCTGGATACTGATGAATCTCACCGCAAAGAAAGACAAGATGGCGTACAGCGGCCTAATAATCAGCCACAACGGGTGTTTAAAGATCAATGACTGTCTTGAAAGCAAGTTCACTCCTTCTTGTGTGTTTTTTGACAAGGACGGATATAAAAACTCACTGGTATACAGTTATTGCAATGATGAACAGGGTATTTACGAAGTGGGCGAGGTAAACGACAAAAACTGTAGCAACGCTTATCCATACGCCATGGCTTATAAGAGGTTGTTTGATCGCGTTGTGTTGAAACTCTCAAAGTTCGCTTACTCTGGGATAATGTCCGATAGCGAGAGCGAAGAGTTTGTTCAGCCGGAAACGGAAACCAATGCAACGTCTCCATCCCGCTCGAAATTTAAACCCAACGTTTACGACACGTTTTCCGCCGATCCTGACGTAAAGGCCATGCAGGAGGAAGTTATAGCCCTGTGCAAGGGGAGCGTGGATTTAGCCAATAAAGCGGCGAAAAAGAACTACGGTGTGGACGTGTGGAATATGACGCGGGAGCAGTTAAGCACCACGCTCGACAAGCTGAACGCAAAGGGGGCTTAAATGGAGCTGTGGGACGAAATAATGACAGAGCAAGCCCTACTTGACAGGGCGGTGCAGGAGCTAAAACCGCGAGGACGGAAAAAGGCCGAAACAGAGCGCGAGTACAGAATGGCGCTATCTAAAAGGCTTACCGTCCTCCGCGCCGAGGGGCAGCCGGTAACACACCTTTTGGACATTGCCAAGGGCGAAGAAGATATAGCCAAACTGAGAATGGAACGGGACATAGCTGAGAGCCTATATGATTCGGCGGTGGAAGCGATAAACGCGCAGAAGCTAAAGATAAGGATACTCGAAGGGCAGCTATCCAGAGAATGGGGGAACACAAAATGAAAAGCAAACGAACCAAGGCGTGTGAGATACCCCCGAAGGTCAAAGCGCGGGTATGGGAGAGAGATCATCAGTTATGCGTCCTCTGTGGGCGCACAGGAAGCCCTGTGGCGCATTTTATCCCGCGAAGCCATAACGGTAAGGGGATAGAACAAAACATCGTTACACTGTGTCCTGAGTGCCATAGGGACTATGATAATTCGGAAAGGAGGCCGGAGCTTAGAAAAAAGCTGAGAGCGTATCTCATGGCAAAGTATCCCGATTGGAACGAAGAAAAACTAACGTATAGGAAGTGGAAAAATGAATAAAGCAATTTTGACCGGAAACCTGACGAAAGACCCAGAACTAAGGACGACCACAAGCGGAACAAGCGTATGCACCTTTACGGTAGCGGTGCAGCGCAGATACAAGGGCACTGACGGTAAACCCCCTGTTGACTATCTCAATATAGTAGTGTGGCGGCAGTTGGGCGAGTTGTGCGGGAAGTACCTTTCAAAGGGCCGTAAAGTCCTCATAGAAGGTGAGATACAGAACAGGAGCTATGAGGATAAGGACGGAAACAAGCGGTACATAACCGAAATCACAGCGGAAAACGTTGAGTTTCTCACGCCGCGAGAAAAAACGGACACTCCGGCAGGGTTTACCGAAATAGACGACGAGCCTTTACCCTTTTAGTCATGGAGTACGTAACAGAAAGCCGCCTTGCCACGATAGGCGAGGGCGATGGCTGGTCGATAGAACTCTACCTTATGGCATACCCGGACACCTACAAGCCCTTTTATGTGTTAGGGCTATGGGACAAACGGGAGAATCGGATTAAAAAATCAATTTCTTTCGCGCCGGATGACATGAGAAGGTTAAGGGACGTACTGAACGAATACATACGAGGTTAATGATGCAATACATCAGTCAGATAAACGCCTATTGGAATTGGGTAAAACTAAACGCCCTACCTTCCAGAGCCGGATATTTGTACTTTGCAATTTTAGATTGTGCAAATACGGCAGGCTGGAAGCGGGAGTTTAACGCGCCTAATTCAACGCTGCAAGCGATGGCGGGACTTGATAAGAACGGTTTAACGAGGTATCGCAATATACTGATACAGCAGGGCTTGATTAAATACAAAGCAGGAGACAGGGGGGCTACCGGGAAGTATGAAATCGTCCAGCTATATGACAATGGTATTGATTTAGGTATCAAAAAAAGGAATCAAATTGATACCCAAGTTGATACCCAAACCGAACCCAAGTTGATACCCAAACCGAACCCAAATAGGGTACATACAATAGATAAAGATAAAGATAAAGATAAAGACAAAGATAATATATCCCCCTCTATAATCCCCCCCAAGGGGATACCACCCACACTTGAAGCCGTGAGGGAATACTGCAAGGAACGCAGGAACAGCGTTGATCCGGAGAAGTTTTATGACTTCTACGCTTCTAAAGGTTGGATGGTGGGGAAAAACAAGATGAAGGACTGGAAAGCTGCTGTCAGGACATGGGAACGCAGCAGAAGCGAGATACCCCGCGTCTCGACATGGGATAATCCGGTCTACGAGAAACTGTGCTTGCCGAAAAAGCTGTTTTAGGTTCTGCGCTTCTCAGTCGTGAGGCTTTAGAGAGAATATGCGGGGAATTGAGACCTGACGATTTTGAGAGGCCGGAACACCAAGAGATATTTTCCGCTATCTTTGCCCTTTTCAACGCAAACGAGCCGGTAGACCCCGTAACGGTAGCTGACAAGCTAGGCGGCAGGGCCGGTGGGATACAGTACATCACGGAAATAGTCACCGGCACTGTATCAGCAGCAAATGTCGATTATCACATCAAGGTGGTTCTGGAGGAATCCAGAAAGCGACACGCCATTTCGGGACTGCGGGAAGTGGTCAAGGACATGAAATCGGGAAAGGACGAGGGATATCTTGACCGTATGCAGGGCGTTATAGACGCTGTACGGGCGCGTGGAGGGCGTAAAGTAAGCAGGGTAGGGAAAGACTTTGACACGGCCCTATATGGGCTTATAAACGGCGCTGAGGGGCTTACAACGGGGTTTCAGGTTCTCGACCAGACGTTAGGCGGGTTGAAAAGAGGGCATTTAACCATCATCGGAGCCAGACCGTCAGTAGGCAAGACCTCACTTGCCATGAATATAGCCGTGAATATGGCTTTGTTCGACAGGACGGTAGCGGTGTTTTCGCTGGAAATGCCGAGGGAGGATGTGCTTCAAAGGGCAATCATCAGCTATGCGAAGTGCAGCCGTGATGAAATGTTCAGCGGCGGTCAGGAAGCGGTTGACAGGATACAGAACGCCGTAAATAAGCTGAGCGCGACAAGGTTGTATCTGTCGGATAACGCCTATACCGTGGAGGCAATAAGGTCACAATGCTACGCGATAAAGCAACAGGAACGGGAATTAGACCTCATAGCGATTGACTATTTAGGACTAATACAATCCAGCCTGAGGAACCGCACACGAGAAAACGAGGTATCCGACATAAGCCGAAAAATAAAGCTTCTGGCGAAGGAACTGAATGCCCCTGTCGTTCTTCTGTGCCAGCTCAACAGGGCGATAGAAGGCCGGAACGATGGAAGGCCGAGACTATCGGACTTGCGGGAATCGGGAGCCATAGAGCAGGACGCGGACGAGGTATTACTCCTTCACCGACCCGACCCGCAAAGCGAGGACGCGAGCATCATCGTGGCGAAGAACCGAAACGGGCGAACCGGGGAACTAAGCGTGAAATGGTACGGAAAGTATTTTCTGTACGAGGATGAAATTGTGGAATGGGAGGAACTATGACAGAAGAACTCGCAAAGTGGATAATACAAACCATATTCCAGAGCGTGATAGACAACATGAAGGATGGAAAAGCCGTTGTAAGTGTTAATGGCGTTACCGTGTTGACCTTCACCGACAACGGTAACGACTGGGATATACACTGGGATGAGTAAGGCGCAGAGAGAAAAAGGCAAAGCCGGAGAACGGGAGCTTGCCGCCCTGTTCCGTGAATACGGGTTCAATGCCCGGCGCACTTCCCAATACTGCGGACAAACGGGGGACGCATCGGACGTGATAGGTTTACCGGGGATTCACGTTGAGTGCAAACGCTGCGAGACGACAAAAATCCATGAATGGATGGCGCAGGCGAGGCGCGACGCGAAGCCGGAGCTTATACCGGCGGTGTTCCACCGAAGGAGCCGCGAAAAGTGGTTAGTAACTATGCAAGCGGAGGATTTTTTGAGGTTGTATGAAGCAAACGCTATGTTGGACGTGCCTGAGAGCGACAAATAAACCCGGTTTAGGGTGCAGTTGGAGCCGCCAAGATGGGATGCCCGTTAAAGGCTGGAACGCAAGACCGACAACGATAAACTGTCACGATAACAGCGGCTGGGATGGTGGAAGCTACCACGTCAGAGAATGCCCGTTATACCTGGCGGATGGGAAAAAGGACGAGACAGGTTGTAGGGTTTATGTACAGCAAGGCGAAGAAAAGTTGACGGTAAGGGAAATGGCTGAGAAGGCCGGAATATCAGAGTTTACGGTACGAAAAAGAATCAAGAGGGGGATTTATGAAACTGCAAGCGTATGAGTTTTACGAAATCCACGATGGAAAAGAGAATTATCAAAAGACCTTTACCACTCTCAAAGCGGCGAAGAAATACTACACCCGAATGACGATGCAGGGCGCACTTTTAAGGGCAAAGGTTGATGGTAAGCAGTTACTTATTCACGAAGCGGACGAATTATTCAGGAGCAACGATGAAGTACAGCGAAATAGTAGACCATTACGGTGCAAAGCATCAAGCCATTAAAGCCGTTGAAGAACTGAACGAGCTTGCCGTTGAACTTAGTAAATGGGTGAACGGTCAAGGCAGCAGAAAGAAAATCCTCGAAGAGTGCGCGGACGTGGAAATTATGCTGTGGCAGATGCAGACGATATTCGGGGATTGGGACGACTGGAAAGCCTATAAATTAGGCAGAGTAGAGGGGCGGATATGGAAAGAACAAGGATAAACGCAGAAGGAAAAGAATTATTTGCTTCTCTGTACGCCGTTGAAAATATCTTAAAGGTGTACGAAGAAAAGTATCACCGGCTGGTAGACCGTATCCCCAACGGCTGGCGAAATTTCCGATTGGCGCAGAGCAATATTGAAAAAATCAATACTGCGCTGATAGACACGATACCTATCGAGCAGCTTATTACCCTAAAAAAACAACTGGAACTGACCGACATACAGATAGGCATTAAAAGCCCTGCTGGACGGAGTAAAAATTATTGGGTGATGAGCTATGACGATTTAGCTGACCTTGCCGATGCCGCCACAAAAAATGAGTGCTTTTGCTGTGACGGGGCAAAAAACAACTGCCGGTTAAGGCAAATCTTGAAGGAACTGCCGATTCAGGGTGTAAGCAAGCTGATAGTGAACTGTTGGAGGGAAGAATGAGAGTAGAACTTCTGGAATATCCGGGTGAGCGTGACTGGATAGAGGTATACCGCAGGGCGTTAGTAACGGTGGGGAAAGACACGGTAAAAATCCCCTCGGACGAGTGGAAAAGGAAAATTCTTGCGGCGCGGCATTCGCCGATACGGTATTTAAGATTCTCTTTTTTGATAGAACTGCCGTATTGGGTAAGCGTCCACCTCTGCCGCCATACTCACGCTCAACCGTATGTTAAGACGCAGAGGAATGACCGACAGCATGAATACGACAGGAACGCCGCACGGCAGGATGAACCCGTGTTGATGATATGGGACATGAACGCCGAAGAGCTTTTGACGATAGCCAATAAAAGACTATGCTTCCTTGCGGCGGAAGAGACAAGAAAAGTGGTTGAGAATATGCGGCTGCTGGTGAACGAAAAATGCCCTGAATTTAAGGATTACCTTGTGCCTATGTGCGAGTACGCAGGGTGTCACGAAATGAAGCCATGCGGGAGGAAATTATGACCCGCCGAGAACAGATGATAGAGTGCGCGGAGGCAATGGAGCAGGGAATGATACACACTCAAACCACCCGCGATATGTGGCAGAATGATTTGGTCTGGTGGATATGCAAAGCTGTGAAGCTACTGCTGGAAGAAAGGATAAGGGACGATGAGCAAATATGTAAACGTTGATGTTTTTGTAGAAGCACTTTGTAAGACGCTATCGACATTGAGAAAACAAAAAGACAATACGCCCGAATCAATAGCGTTTCTCAAAGGAGCGCAAGTAGTGGCAAAAGAGTTAATGAAATTTCCCGCCGCCGTCGTGGTAGTACGATGTAAAAACTGCGTACATTATCACCCCTGCACTGCGGAGCTGACTGATGGCAGTGCGCCGGATTGGGGCTATTGCGATCAGCCGTGGTTTAATGACGGCGAAAACGACGTTGATGAGATGTTTTACTGCGCTCAGGGCGAACGGAGGGAGGATAAAACCAGTGAAATGCACCGAGATGACATGGCAGGAGACGCGCCTTAACATACTCCGAGAACAGTTTGTTAAGGCGCAAAGGCGGCTAAGATGGGCAGAACAACATAATCGCCCGTGGGAAGAATTAAGCGAAAAAGGCGCTATTGTAGCCGCCCTTGAATGGGCGGTAGAAATAGCCGAAGATGAAAATCTTAAAATGAGGGCGAGCATACGCGGGAAGTGAGGAAAAAATGACCAACCTTGAATACTTAAAGACTCAATCCGCTGAATGGCTGGCGGCTAAACTTGTCAAAAGAATGAATTGCTCGCTATGCCCGGTGGTTGATGAATGCATAGAAATGGCGAAAATACTCGGCGAATTGTATCCCAGCGAATGCCGGAAAATGCTGGAAAACTGGCTGAATGCAGAAAGGACGGAGAAACGATGAGTAAAGAATATATAACCAAAAGCGAGGCGATAGAAGCTGCTTGCGATGCAGTGGAGTTATATCCCTCGGAATATCAAGAGATAGAAAATGCCATTAACAGGGTTGCAGACGATGTTGCTTTGGTTATGGATACAACGGAACTTGAAGATTTGAGAGCCAAGTATCAGGCGCTCGTCGCTGAAAAAGACAAGAACAGTGGAGACGCGGCCGAAACGTATACAACCGGGTATCGCTATGGTCACAGAAACGGGCAGATTGAATTGCTCCAACAGATTTTGGACATTTGCGATGGTGTGAGCGAGCCGGAGGAAACAAATGAGTAAAGAATATATAGACCGCGAAAAAGTGATATTGGCAGTAAGACACGCATGGGCGAAGGGGCTTGAGCCAACGCAATACATCGAGCAAATCCCTGCCGCCGATGTTGCGGAAGTACGGCATGGACGGTGGGAAAAGCACGGTAGTAAATGGCAATGTACTAACTGTAAAGTGCTTATGAATCTTGACGGAACACCACAAGAAAATTCGATTTATTACTGCCCCAACTGTGGAGCTTATATGATGGGAGAAAACAATGGTAAATGTGAATAGGTATGGTGGTGTCTGCAATGTAGAAAACCCTGATAAAAGAGTTTACAACCTTTGGTATGGGATGCTACGCAGATGCTATGATAAAAAGCAACATGAGAGAGACAGAGGGAAAAGCTACGCTGATTGTGAAGTATGTGATAGATGGTTGAATTTTAATCTTTTCGCAAGCGACATAACACATTTAGCGGGGTACAATAACTGGCTCAACAAAACAGGATATTGCCTTGATAAGGATATAATTAACCCCGGCAACAAGGTTTACAGTAGGGCTAACTGTTGCTTTGTGTCTTATACGGAAAACATTAGAGACATTCACAAAAGAAAGCCACAGAATATAGAACGGCTGCACGAAATGAATAAGACGGGGTATATGCTGGAAAAGGATGGTGAGGATTTAATATTTGAATCGGAAAAGGCCGCATGTGAATACTTGGGCGTTGTAAAGTGTTCGATTTCGTCTTGTTACCGCCGTGGGGTTAAGTGCAAGGGCTATAAAATAGCAAAAATGGATAAGGAGGAAACTAATGAACTGGATTAAAGTAAGGGACAGACTACCAGAAGAAAAGGAACCGGTGATTATCCTGCTGCAAGATGGACAGATTTTTCGCGGCGAGATACGCATGAGACAATTATTGCCGGAATGGTGGTATTACTACGATGCCGGCGACACTGACATTGACATGCTGGGGCTTTTATATCCCATAGAAAAGTTTGGCGGACTATGGTTTAGAGGTAATCCTGTTATTGCGTGGATGCCCATGCCGGAGCCCCCCGAAGGAGGTAACTGATGAACTGGATAAGCGTGAGGGATAGATTACCTGAAGACCAAGTGGAAGTGCTGGTGGCTACCAGAAGTAAAAATGGAGTGCCAAATATCGACAAAGGGTATCTGGCAATCGACCACTTTATCCATCGTGGACGCGCCGAGGTTACTCACTGGATGCCATTGCCAGAACCGCCGAAGGAGGAAAAATGAAACGAATAATAGCAATAGCAATATTAACCCTGCTGACCCTCGCCCTGTGCGGGTGCGTAAAGGCCGAGGCTGGTACTTGCAGACTACGAACACTGGAAGCGGGTTCATTGTATACGATATATATCGATAATCTCACGGGGGTACAATATTTAAAAACATACCAAGGCGGCGTGTGCGTAATGGTAGACGCAGAGGGAAAACCGCTGATATGGGAGGGTGCGGAATGAGCTATGAATTACTGCGGCCTGATATATGGGAGTGTATACGGCGCGGGGGCGGATACTGCCCCTGCGCGATAATCAAGGATGAGGAAAGCAGATGTATCTGCAAGGAGTTTAGAGAAGGTCAGGAAACTAACTGCCATTGCGGCGTATGGAGGAAACATGACGATAGGGCAGAGGATACGAATGTACCGAGAAAAGAAGGGCAAGTCGCGGGCTGCGATGGAGCGCGAAACCGGCATAAGCGCGGCGACCATTTATCACTATGAGATGGACGGCATGGAGCCGACCGCGAGCAGAATCATATGGTTGGCAGATTATTTTAACATAACGGCAGATGAATTGTTAAGGAGGAACCAATGACGAAACGCGAACAACGGGCATACATCAGGCGGTTGCTTGTTCGTTGGGGGAAAGCCAAGAGAAACGCGAAAGAAATAGATAAAAAAATAGCCGGTATCAAAGAGAGAATGGAAGCGGTAGCGGATATTCGCCCACAGGTTTTATCGGGTATGCCGCACGGCAGCGACATTACCGACCCGACCGCCCGGAGCGCTATAAAGCTCATGGCGGCAAAGGAGCGGTATAATCTGCAAATGGCCGAAATGCTGGAAAGAATAAACGATGATATGTCATTCGTAGCGTTCATGGATGCCGCATTAGATGAGTTCCCCGCGAACCAGAGAAGGGTAATCGAGTTGAAATATAACTTTTACGAACATTTCTATTCGCGGGATATGCCATCTAATACCAGGGTAGGTGCAAAAATGGATAAATCCCCCAAGGCAATAGAACACCTTGAAGAACGTGCGATAGACAGAATGATGAAATACATAGACATACCGGAGTGAGATATGCTTAATTCAGGCTTTTACAACATGGAAAGGCGGTATAAGGAAAAACAATAGGTGTATATATTGATTTTTTGTCCCTCATGAATATACTGTAATTGACGAGGGACAGAAAGAAAGGGGGAAAGAATGAAGTCCCAACCCAAAGTAGGAAGGCCGCCCGTGGAGGAGCCGTTAAACGTTAAGTTTAGTATTCGTCTTACAGAGAAAACAAATGAGCAAGTGCAAGCATATTGTAGGGAAAGAGGAATAACGCGAAATGAATTTATACGGCAGGCCATAGAAGCAGCACTCCAAAACTAAAAAAACGAGGTTAGCGCCGATGACAAGGGACAAGATTTGTCGCTAACCTCACGTGCCACATCAGGCAGATAAATTGTATCATGTCTGCCTCCTGCGGTCAAGGAAATGGAGGTTTACTATATGGAAAAAGCCCGAATAATCAGCGCATTGGAGAAAGTAACAATGGACTTAGAATTGGCAAGGGATATACAGTCGTCAGTAAATCAAGCGGTATTTGACTACACGGATAATTTCTTGGTATCGGAGTATGTCTCAAATTATTCGATAATGAGCAATGGGGCCTTTGCTATAATCTACAAAAACATAAACGTTCTTAACGCGCTAATAGACCAAATTACAGGTGATGAAAGGAGTTAAAATGAACGAATTACAGATATTCAATAACAACCAGTTTGGAGAGATGAGAACCATTACCGAAAACGGTACTACACTTTTCTGCGGTTCTGATGTAGCAAAAGCACTCGGATATGCAAGACCGAATGAAGCAATTACCGCCCATGCAAAGGGTACGGTAAAACGGCGTACCCCTACCAATGGTGGCGAACAGGAGATGCTTTTTATCACGGAAGGTGATGTATATCGCCTGATAACCCATAGCAAGCTGCCCACCGCTGAAAAGTTTGAACGCTGGGTGTTTGATGAAGTCCTCCCCTCTATCCGTAAACATGGTATGTACGCCACACCGACTACGATAGAACAGATGATAGCCGACCCCGCCAACGCCATAAAGGTGTTTTCAGCCCTTAAACAAGAGCAGGAGCGGCGGAAGGAGCTTGAAGCGACAGTAGAACACAACGCCCCCAAAGTGCTGTTTGCGGAGGCCGTGCAAGCCTCACACGATAGCTGCTTAGTGGGACAGCTTGCAAAGATGATACGCCAGAACGGGAAGCCTATAGGGGCTAACAGAATGTTCACATGGTTGAGGGATAACGGCTGGTTATGCAAGAAGGGCGAAAACTGGAATATGCCCACCCAAAAGGCTATGGAAGCCGGATATTTTGAGATAAAGGAAACGGTTATAGCCAACCCTGACGGAAGCACCAAGATAACCCGCACCCCGAAAGTAACGGGGAAAGGGCAGATTTATTTCATCAACTGGTTTTTGAGGGGAGAAAATGAAAATAGCTGTATATGCCATAGCTAAGGACGAAGAAAAATTCGTTGACAGGTGGTATGAGACGGCAAAAGAGGCTGATTATGTCTGCGTTCTCGATACGGGGAGCGCAGACAAAACCGTTGATAAGCTGAAATCATACAACTGCATCGTAAAAACCAAAATCATACAGCCGTGGAGATTTGATGTAGCGCGAAATGAATCATTGAAAATCATACCGCAAGATGCGGACGTGTTGGTATGCCTCGACCTGGACGAAATCATACAGCCCGGCTGGGCGGAAATCATACGGAAAAACTTTCACGGGACGCGGGGAAGGTATTTATATGTTTGGAGCCATGAACCATACGGCAGGGACGGAGTATCATTCAACGCCGATAAAATTCATACAAAATCATACTACTGGAAGAATCCCGTTCACGAAGTGCTGAAATCATACGGCGAAGAATCATACTGCGATTTGCCGTTGAGGGTTGACCATTGGCCCGACGAGAAGAAAAGCCGGAGCAATTATCTGCCACTTCTGGAACTGGCGGTTATGGAAGAGCCGGAGAACGACCGAAACATGCATTACTTAGGCCGCGAATATATGTTCCATCGGGAATACAGTAAGGCCATTGAAACGCTGGAGAAACATCTTGCCCTTAGAAGTGCCGTGTGGCCGCCTGAACGGGCCGCCAGTATGCGTTTCATTGCTCGGTGTAAAATCATACAGGGAAAACAATTAGAGGCCGAGGCGTGGCTCCAGAGGGCTATAATCGAGGCCCCCGAATACCGTGAAGCATGGTTTGAAATGATGAAAATCATGTATCATGCTAAAAACTGGAAATCATGCATCTACTACGGCGAATCATGCGTAAACATACGGGAAAGGCCGTTATCATACATCTGCGAGCCTGACCCGTGGGGGCCGCTGCCGTTTGATATGCTGTCTATAGCCTATTATAACACGGGCCGCCCCAGAGAAGCCCTGGAAGCGGCGAATCATGCGTTGATGTACGGCCCGGATGATAGAATCATACAGAACGTGAAAATCATGCAATCATACATCGGGGAACCGTCCTAAAGTCTCCCGAACGACCCCAAGCCGGAAATCATATATCCCCACGCCGTCGCACTCTCGGCGGTAGATACGGGCGGCGGCGCGGGCCTGGGCGAGGGTGCTAAACTTCCGCCGCTCGTCGTGCCCCTCGCCCCTCGTCCATGTAATAACCTGATAACGCATCATGTGGTTACCTCAATTTTCTTCTTCGGGGCCTTATTAGGCCCCTATCCTCTCATAATTGCACTGGCGTTATATTGTTGTTTGTACCAATCCGCATAGCGCATTATATTCAATACATCATCCTTAGTTAGTGGTGATGCAAATTTCTTGGACGATACAAAATCAAAACAATAATTACCTTGCTTACGATACCATATTTTCGTTCCATCATCTATTCCATACGGATTCAGCAAACAAACATACATATTGTACCTCCTTAAAATCATACGGCGGGGGCGGCTTTACGCCGCCACAACCGTTATATCCCTGTAAAAGTTAGTGTCGAAATAATCGACCATTCCATTACTATCATCGTGATGATAAGTATCAAGAACGGCGTTTATCTTGTGCAGCTTTGCTTTAAATTCTACAGTGTACTCCTTGTAGCTGTCGATATGATAATGGTTAATATCTATATCGTGGCTGATGCTGTAATCATAATCCCGGGCGGCATGGCTGCGGAGCGTGCGCTGCTGCTCGTCTGCGTCTAATGCGAACCATTTTTCACGGTGTATCTGTTCGCCGTCCTCAGTATAAAGCCAGTAACCTATATCGTTACAGCTATAATTATTAATGTATTCGTCACGGCTCACGAAGTCGGTCGCGGTAGCGTTGACCCTAACTCTTACGGACTGCCCGCCGGAGTAGGTCTTACAGCTCACCGTTACGCCCTTAATGCCCTGGGCCTTCAGTTCCTCCCGGACCGCCTTTGACAGCTCGGCGCCGTGCAGGTATTTACCGGACTTGTTGCCGTCCCAGCGGGTAGCCCCTAAATAGCCCTCGGAGATCGTGCCGCCCAGCTCGTTATCATGCTCACCGATAGCCGCTAATATGTCATTCTGATCGGTGAACCCGTACCAGCAACCCTTCTTCGGGTTCCAGCGCATTTTCAGACCGCGCAGAGCGGTTAAAACCTCGGCGGCGGGTTTGCTGTCAAAATAAATTTCGTTGCTGTTATATTGTGCATTCTTCTCGATTCTGTAGCTTGCCATTTTTAACCTCCATTGTTCGGGGTGGTTCCCCTTTCGATGTCTCTATTATATACGTGCGCAAGTATATAGTCAACTGAAATATTAAGGGAAAAGCCTTAATAAATAAGATAAATATACTTGCGACAGTATGAACAAAATGTTAGAATATGAGCGGCAGGAGGTGACAACATGGGAACATCAGCAACACGAGCAAAAAACAAATACAACGCAAAAATGTATGAGCGGCTTTTTATTGCCGTAAAAGCGGGCGAAAAAGAAAAAATAAAACAAAGAGCGGAAAAATTAGGAAAAAGCGTTAACGCCTATATAACCGATCTGATCTATGAGGACATGAAAAAAGAGGGCTGATATAGCCCTCTTATATAATTGGAGTACCCGCCCACCAGCGAGATCATGGCCCAGCTGCGGAAACTGGAGAAGGAAATTGGCACAGCGAGGTGCAAGCAATTATTGGGCAAAACTAAAAGAAAGACTAAAGTCAGAAGGGGCATCAGAACTGCTGACAAATTGTCAGCAGTTGAAATTGAAGGCGGCTGACGGCAAGCGCCGTCTGACTGATAAGGCAAAAACTTTTGATGCGGGGGTTTGCGGGGGTAAATACCTATTATAATATCAATATGGAGTATTAGACCGAACCCCGAAGGGGCGGAAAAAAATAAAAAAAGAAAAATTGAAAAGATTGTCAAAGTCCCCCATAAAGGGGGGATAAACTATCGCAATAAATAAATTACCGTTGCGGATTAAGGAGGTGTAACGTATGGCAAGCAGTAAAGAGCAGTACAGAGGCCAGCCCCATTGTAGACCAGGACTTACAGACGAGCAGCGCCAGGCCGTTAAGTTGTGGGTATGGGGCGAGGAGCAGGAGGACGGCACCACCCATTACATGAGCGGCTACAAGGAGATCGCCGACCGGGTAGGAGTCAACAAAATTACCGTGTGGCGGTGGTTCCGGGAGTTCCCGGTGTTTCAGGCCGCGCTGGACAAGGAGTTGGCGGAGCGGGGCAAGGAGGATGATAAATTTTATCAACGGATGCGTTCTCGTGCGCAAAAAGTCCTCGAAAAAAACCTAAATGCCCCCTATGCACGGGATTCTACGGCCGCCGCTCTGGCTATTTTGAGCCGCTGTGGGGACGTTGACGGGGTACGGGTAGAGGTCTCCCAGGCCGATGCTGATAGAGTGGTTAGAGGCGGTTTTGGGCGGTCTGACGGCAATGTATAGCGTTTGCATAGTCTGTATATTTCCGGCTCAAGTATTCGTTAAAGTGTAGTTTAACGAATAGTTATAAAGTAAAATGTATAAAGTGTCGTATAATACGGGGTTAGTACCTGCATACTGTGTATATATATACAAAAGTGCTGGTGAATAACCCCGTTTATGCACCGCAAAAATGTATGTATATGCTGTATAATCGGAGGGGGGGTGCCACGGGGGGGTGGTTTTTGTAGGGGGAACGCGCCAAACATATAGCTCCCCACACATTTTTTCTCCCCCACAAAATGGACATTTACACAATTTGTGCCAAGTATAACGTTGACCCTAACGATGTGGTCTACTATTTCAAACTGCGTAACGGTGAACCGCGCCTTATCCTCAAGGACGATTTCAATGATGTGTACGCCTGCACCCTCGATGAGAAAGCGAGAGTGCAGCTCATTTTCGGCGGACGCGGCTCCGGCAAATCGAACCACATTGTAAGGGAGATAGTAGCCGATACCTATAACGGCCATAATTGGCTTGTGTGCCGTTATTACAAGGTAGACTTAAGAACCTCCTGCTTTAATGAAATAATCTCCGTAATAGACGAATGGGGGCTTACAGACGAATTTTCGGTAGACAAGTCCACCATGACCATTACCTGTTTGTATAACGGCCGTCAGATAATCTTCGGTGCGTTAGAGGAAACACGGAGATTGAAGTCATTGAAGCCAAAGAAGGGTATACTGACCGACATATTCATGGAGGAAGGTGACGAATGTCCTTCTTATGAGGCGTTTGAGGTTCTGGACAACTGTTTGAGAGGTATTGATAAGGACGCGAAACTGAGAGGATTACCTCAGCCGAACAAGAGGATAATAATGGCGTTCAACCCATTCCCTGAAACGCACTGGCTTTATAAGGTCTTTTTTGAACCCTTGTGGCACCACCCCGATGTGAAGTCGATAGACGAACTGAAAGCTCTGACCCTGAAAGACAAGACCGCAAGAGGTGTAGTTGAAGGTTCAGATGTTTTTATTTTGAAAACGACCTATGCCGACAACCGTTTTCTCACCGAGGAAGATATTCAGAAAAGGGAGCAATCCACTGGGCAGAGATTATGGGTAGATACGTTAGGGAATTTTGGCAGATTAGGTTCTACCGTGTTCGAGCGCGGAAAGCACTGGAATATTGCAGACCTGTCCGGCAGGGAATTCAGAAATATCCGTGTCGGCAGCGACTTCGGATATAATCACCCCTGCGCTTTCGTTAAGTGTTCGCTGGATAAGCATAACCACAAGATATATGTGTTTGATGAATTATTCGTGAACGAGGTCACTACCCGCCAATACGGGGAGCTGATATACAATAAAGCGTTAGGCCATGTAGTGTACTGTGACGCGGCGGAGCCTGACCGTATCAAAGAGCTTAAAGAGATGGGTATCCATGCGGACAAATGCAAGAAGGGCAAAGCCAAGGGGGCGAAGTCCGCTATCACCCGAAGAATAGACTGGTTGCACGACTATGAAATAATAATCGACCAGAAATGTGTGAACCTGATAGGAGAATTTAAGGTTTATCGGTGGAAAACGGATTCCGCCGGACAGAAGTTAGACATACCGGAGGACGCAGACAACCACGGCATAGACGCGCTTTCGTATGCCCTGGGATATGATATATTTGCCGGTACTAAGCTTATCGGCGGAGGTAGGATACTGTGACAGAAATGATTTTAACGCGGGAAGAAGCCCGCAGGATAAACGGGGATAACATAAGAACTGTATTCGGCTGTGCGCTGGAGGATTCCATCCTGAAAAGGTGCGATATGTATAAGGAATACGACTGCGTTGATCTGAATGGCATATATTCCCCTATCCCTAAATACGCGGTAGACATAGCCGCCGGGTACTTCATAGGCTCACCGTGCAAATATTATGTTCAGACGAATACGGTAGTCAAAAAGACTTCCGATGTTGCCGGGCGGCCTAAGATGCAGTTTGAGGACTTGCCCGATAAGAATCCGAGGGACGACGCATATTTGAACCGCTATCGTGCGATAATGCGCCGGAACCACGAGGACAAAGAGAATATGCGGCTTGCCACTTCCGCACTGATATGCGGCACGGCATACGAACGGATATACGCTTCTAAAAGGGACGGCCTGATCGCTCCAAAGTTCAAGCCCGTGGATCCCAGAAAAGCAATGTTGTTCCACGACCAGACTATAGACCGCAATCCCACGGCTTTTATCATTCGAGAAGAATATTTTTCGCTCGTGGACAATCGGAAGTATGAGACCTATGAACTGATTACGGATGACCGCTGGACAAAGTATATATTTGACGGCAACGTTCGGGAAGAACCCGCCACAGCTTCCGAAATGGCGCTGCTTAAGACCTGCGGCATACCCATTGTAGAATACCCCATGCCAAACAGGGAGGGGTATTTTGAAAAGGTTCTTCCATTGGTTCACGCGAGAAATGCCATTCTGAACAACGTTTCCAACACGTTTAAATATAACGATGAGGCCATTCTTCTTATGATTGGCTATATGCAGCCCGAAACCGATGAGGACGAAGAAGAGCTCCACGAAAGGCTGTCCAAATTCAAGACCTTATATCTGGGCGAGGATAATAAGGTTGAATGGCTGATAAAGAATGTTGACATACAATCCATTCAAGGGTACTTCGACATTCTGACTGGCGATATATACGCCTCTTTAGGCCAGACTAACCCCACTGAAATAGCCGAAGTGTATCAGAATATCCAGGCCGTCAGATACCAGAACTACGGTATGGATAACACGATAATAGCGTATGAGCGTAACTTTGAAAAAGGTCTGCTGGAGGGCAGGGCGCAGAAGATAACCGCGCTGATGAATGAGGGAACCGCCAACCACTATAATTGGGAAGTGTTAGATGTGGCGTTCGCAAGGAATATTCCTTCCTCTATGACGGACGAGGCGCAGTTCATGACCCAAGTCAAGGGCTCCGGGCTACTTTCAGATAAGGACATTCTTGATATGGTGTCTTTCGTGGAAGATTCCGAAGCCGCTCATCAGCGGAAGCTTGAACAGGATAAGCAGGAGGCAAACGAAATAGCGGAGGCAATGAATGTACGAGTACGGGGACGAACGGGCGAAGAGCCTGAAGAAAACAATAACGAGGGCGTTTCTGAAAACTAAGGAAACGCTCTTTTATATTGATTCCAACACAAAGGTAATCGACCAGATAAATCTTCTGTACAGAAAAATCCTGAGATTATCCGAAGAAGCGTACTTGGATATAGCCAAGAAAGCATACGCAGACCATAACGGGCCGGATAGGATACTCGAAGCGTGGGTAATAGGTATTCTGGACGATTACGACCCTGTTGTTAAATATGTTTTCACAAAAGAACTGGAAAGAAAGGGGGCAAGATTGGCTGAATCCATAATCGCAGATGCCGAGTACTCCGGCAAAGACCCCCCTACCGTCAATTATCCCCCTATAAAGCAGGATTTCACGCGGGGATTGAACTATGTGACATGGCAAACAGACCAATTCGCCATCACCGTTGAAGATAAGACCGTAATAAGGGCCTTTAAGGACAACGGTTATAAAAAAATCAAGTGGCACACACAGGACGATGAAAAAGTTTGCAAAGAGTGTGAAGAACGCAACGGAAAAATTTATCCAATAGACAAAATACCGACAAAACATCCTAATTGCCGGTGCTATTTTACGCCAGAGAAGGCATAAATCCCATTTTGTCAGAGAAGACATAAATCCCAAAGGAGAAAAAATGAAAATAGACATTACCAAAATGGAAGGCTATCGGGAAGATATGACCGCCGAGGAAAAGCTTGCGCTTTATTCCTCTTATGAATTTACACCTGATTATACAGGATATGTAAAAAAAGATGTATTCGACAAAAAAGCCTCCGAGGCCGCCGAGCTGTCGAGGAACCTTAAATCCTATAAGGAGAAGGAAATGACGGACGAGCAGCGCAGGGCCGAAGCGGAAAAGGCCGCCAAGGACGCGGAGAACGAATACAAGACTAAGATTTGCAGCCTTGAAATAGGCAAGATATTTGCCGGAGCAGGGCTGAAAGAGGACGATTTCCCCGAAATGCCTACATTCACGGAGACGGATAAGGCTACGGCCTTTGCGAACTCCATCGTAAAGCTTCTGTCCGCCAAGGTGATTGCGGCGGAGCAGAAAGCGAAAACTGACCTTCTGGGCGGCGGCACACCCCCTGCTTCCGGGGCAGAGGCAAATGAAGCCGCTCAACTCAAAGCGGAGTGGGCGGAAGCTGTCAAGTCGGGCAATATGCTTAAACAAGTGCAGCTTATGACCCTCGCGCAATCCAAAAAAATAGACTTAACTTAAAGGAGAAAATATCATGGCAAACGCCCCTATAATGAGTTTTGCAGTACCTAACTATTCCGGCCTGCTCTACACCAAGAGCAACACCCAGACCCCGTTTATAAACCTTATAGCGGAGCCTCAGTACACCAATCACGTTCAGTTCGCGGTAGATCAGGAGTATTCCCTTGACACTCCCTCCCAGCCTGCAATATCCGAGCAGGCATCAATGACCGCGCCTGACACCAAGAAGATAACCCGCACTCAGCACACCAACGTGACCCAGATATACCAGAGGGCTTGTGAGATTTCCTATGCCAAGGAATCTAACATGGGTACTATGAGCGGTATCAACATAGCCGGTCAGCAGGCGAACCCCGGCGACGAGTGGAACTGGCAGATTTCCCGCCAGATGCTCAATATCGCCAACGATATAGAGTTCACTTCCTTGCAGGGCGAGTATAACGCCGCTACCACCGATGCTACCATCAACAAGTCCCGTGGTATTCTTACCGCGCTGACCACCAACGTCATAGACGCGAAGGGCTCAGGTTCTACCGCTGCCGCGCTGACCAAGGCCATGATAAAGTCACTGGTCAAGTCCATCTTCGACAACGGCGGCGACGTGAACGGCATGATACTGATGTGCAATTCCTTCCAGAAGGCGGCCATTTCCGCGCTGTATGAGGGTTCCATGCAGATGCCGGATTCCCGCATGGAGGCTGGTGTGAACGTGACCCGCCTTATCACTGACTTCGGTGATGTGGGAATAGTCCTTTCCCGCGCCATGCCCAAAGACCAGATACTTCTTTTCCGTCGTGATGTAGTGCATCTTGTAGAGCAGCCCACCCCCGGCAAGGGCAACTTCTTCTTTGAGGAGCTGGCTAAGAACGGCGCGGGCAAGAAGGGTGAGATATTCGGACAGGTAGGTCTGAACTACGGCCCTGAATGGCTCCACGGTAAGATAACCAACCTCACCACTGAATAACCATGAAATTCTATCAGGGGAACAAAACGAGTATCCCCTTTGATGTGAAGGAAGATAAGGCCATAGCACAGTTTGTGCGTGGCCTTTTTGAGACTTCCAACGAAGCGACGATAAGAAAGCTTATCGCCCTGGGATACGAACACGACGGAGAGTTTAAGGAAGAAGAACCCAAGCGGCGGGGCCGCCCTAAGAAGGAGGAATAAATGAATGAGGTAATGGTAAACAACGTAAAGCTTCAAACGGGTGCGCCGGACGGCGTTATCCTGATGTTTTTGGAGCGGTATACCGCAATAGCGTGTGCCATTACCCGCTACAAGGAGCCTCCGAAGTGGTTAGAACCCTATATAGAGGACGCGGCGGTAAAGGCGATAGGGAAGATGGGCGCAGAAGCCTTTAATTCCCAGTCTGCGGCGGGAGTGTCCACTAACTATATAGATATCACCGAGAACCTTAAACAGGCCTTAAAAGGCAAAATGAACCCGTTAGGAGCGGTATATGAGAGCGAAGGATAAGAAGGACGTTTATGTGCTTGCCCCCGTTAAGGAGACGGTGAACGGGCAGACAGTTGTTTCGGAGTGGGCCTTAGTCAGACGGTATAAACTTGTGGCTAACTCTGCCGGAAGTGCAGAGGATATAGCCATGTACGGCGAACGTATCAAGGAATATATCAAAATCTGCAAAGACCCCTCCGATGGGCCTGTTCAGATAGTCGAGGGTGACGGAATCTGCTTGAATGACCCGCAGGAAACGCCGAGCTATATTGTGGAATCCGTCAATTCCGCCCGTGGGTTCTCGACATATACGGCAAAGAAGTATGTTTAACGCCAAAGTTAAAGTCATAAAGAGGTTTGAAAGGCCGGATATTCAGTCTGCCATCCGAAAAGGGACAGAGAGCGGCGGTAAGGAAATGGCGGATATAGCTATCTCCATGGTTCGCGTTGATTCGGGGGAGTTGAAGGATTCGATAGAATTTACCATCTTCGATGAAAAAACAGGGGCCGTGAAGGGCAAAGTCCATACCGCAGCCATACCGCAGGCTATGACGCTGGAATACGGTACGGGTATTTATAACGAGTTGGGTTCTTCAGCAAAAATCCCGTGGTATGTCCATGAGAGCATGGCAGACCTGAGCAAGTACAACTTTGAGACCGTCCTAAGCAAGAAGGGACTGTTCTACAAGGTTTATGGCGCACACCCTCACCCCTATATGAAGCCCGCCTTTGACGCGGCAAAGGATTTTGTTGTTCAGTCCGTGGCGGACGAGATAAGGAAACTGCTATGACGAATATCTATAAGGACGCTCAGAAGTATCTTAACAAGAAACTTAAAGTTGAGGTTCAGCCGGAATCTGACGAGACCCCCGAAAGGTATCCTATCGTGACATTGAATATCACGCAGGAGACATCGGTAAAATCCTTAGAGGGCGAAGCGCTTCCCGCCACCTCAATAAGATGTGGTGTGTGGGGCGAGACCTACATAAGCACCAAGGGATTTACAGGCGTTCTCGATTTGGCTGACAAACTCCACGCCGCAATGTTGGAAAAACACTACATAAAGACCCGCACGACAGAGCCGTACCGAGACGCAAACGGGAAATGGCACGTCAACGTAGTCTATTTCAAAAAAACCAAAACTTTTTAAAAGGAGAAATATATGGCACAGTATCAAGCTTCCGTAGGCCAGCGCGTATTTTATGATACCGCTTACACTATGGCAAACAAGACCGAGATAGCTGGTCTTACCCAAACCCCCGATAAGGGCGGTTCGCCCTCCGAGGTTTCCGTAAACATTATATCTGAATATTTCGTGCGTAACCTCGCAGGTCAGCAGGAAATGCCTGTATTCGAGTATTCCTTTGTTCCCGACTTCACCGCCGAGACCGGCAATATGGCGAAGATGGGGCTTCTAGTCGGTGATGTTATCTGGATTTACGAAGAGTACGAAATCCCTTCCGATGCTACCAAGCTCGGCACTGGCATTCTTTATAAGGGCAAGGTCGTATCCATGTACGCGGGCGGACAGCAGGCGAACAACGCCCAGACCGGCGCGTTCTCCGTCAACCTTGTCGGCGATTCCGTATATATCGCATTCCAGGGCGAAACGACTTCCTATGTTGACCTGTTCAACGGCGAATCCGTGACCACCCCCGCATAAAGGAGAGTAGTATGAATATCGGTGAATTTGAACTTAAAGCCTCCTGCAAGGCTTATTGCGACCTCAAACAGAAAATAGGCGCTCCTAATCTCAAAGTAAAGTTCCTCACCGCCTACGAGCAGGGCGATTTGGATTTCTTTGCAGATGTGGTAATGTCGTTTGCAAACCCCAAACCTAAGAGCAAGCAGGCCGTGTTCGATGAGTTTGATAAGCTCATGGAGCAGGGTACTTACATGGAGGATATCTATACCGAACTGGTGAACTTCGCTTACGGTATGGGTTTTTTCGGTCGTGTAGACCTGAAAGGGCAGAGCATTCAGGACTATATGAGGGAGCCCTTAAACAAGCTGGATATGTCGGCGGCAATGACCGAGGCGATAACGGCGGCGGCGGCGGACGTGGCAAAGAGCGTCGTTCGCTAAGAGAGCAGTTCGAGGACGTTAAGAAAAGCATTGAAAAGGACTTCACCGATATAATCTACGATTTGCTCAAACGTGCAAGCATGGCGGGAATGCTCCCAAACCAGTTTTGGGAGCATGAACCCGCCGATATTGTAGACTATATCGAAGCCCGCGAGGAAAACCAGTGCAGGGAAATGTACTATTCAAGCGTGATGGTATCAAGGTTTATTGCCGCCAACATAAGCAATATGTTCTCCAAGACTAAGCACGATTTGCCGAAGTACGAAGAACTGTTTGTTCCAGCGTCGTGGGAGCGGAGCCTTGACAACAGGATAGACGAAATAAGAAATAAATTCGGAGGGTATGTCCGTGGTCGTTGAAGAATTACAAATTTTAGTCGGTTGTGATGCTTCAACCGCCGAGAAGGTCTTGACCGAACTGGAAACCAGACTTAACCGATTTGTAAAGCAGTCGGCAAGCAGTATGCAGAACGCGAAGGCCATACGCGCACAAGCCGCAGCGGAAAGGGAAGCGCTTAAAACCGAAGCCGCAAGGGTGAAGTACGCGAACGATATAGCCAAGTCAAACCTTGCGCTTGAAGCCGCGCAGCGGAAAGCCGCACAGGCAGCCGAAATGCTCAATGAAAAGACGCGCAAAATATCCGCCAGCGCAAGCGAACAGAGCAATGCGTTTGAACAGATGGCGGACGGGCAATGTGAATCCTTAAATAAGGTCGCGGAGACCGCCGAGGAAGTAGAGCGCAGATTAGACGAGGCGATGAGCAAGGTTCCTGCCGGATTCGGGGCGAACGCCTATAAGGGACGTAACCCGGAAGCCGAAGCGGAAGCTTTAGTACCGAAGGAAACCCAGCCCGTAAGCCGTGACTTAGCGGAAAAGTTTGTTAAGGAAGCGAATACTGCCGAGCTGTTCAACATGAAGCTCGACGAGCTTTATAATAAGCTGCAAAGGCTCTTAGGCGCGGAAGAAAAGCTATCCGAGGGCGGCGGCACAGGGCAGGGGCTTGAACGTGTCCGAGGGCAAATCCTGTCTGTGACCGGGCAGATACAGAAGATGAAAGAAAAGGCCAAGGAAGCCGAGGCAGAAATAGGCAATAGCGGAGGCGGTTTTTCTAAGCTGGTTGAAAAGGCAAAAGAAGCAGCCAAGAAAGGCGCAAATGCGTTTACTAAAATGAGTTCTTCAATCAAGAAGTCTTTTAGTAAACTGCCGTCCATAGCAAAAAGCGCGACAAGCAAAACACACAGTTTCTTTTCAAAATTAGGTAAAGCGGTCGGCAAAATCCTATCCCGTATGATTATATGGCGAAGTATAAACGCCGTAATAATGGGTGTGCAGGAAGGGTTTAAGAATATGGCGCAGGCCTCTCAAAAAGCTAATGCCACATTATCAGATCTTCAGAGCGGATTTACTTATGCAAAGAACTCTATCGCAAGCGCATTCCTGCCCGCGCTGCAAGCCATTATGCCCGTCATAACAAAAGTCACGATGGCAATAGCTAACCTGTTCAATATGATAGGCGCGATGTTTGCAAAGCTAAGAGGGCAAAGCACTTTCACAAAAGCCGCTTATGTCCAGCAGGATTACGCTCAATCCCTCAATAAATCCAACAAGGCCGCAAAAGAACTGAAAGGAACCCTTGCGGGATTCGACCAGATCAACCTTATCCAGCAGCAGAAGGACAGCGGCGGCGGTGGCGCCGGAGATATCGGTAAAATGTTTGAGGAAACCGATATAGCCGATGTTCTCCCGACTGATATAGCAAAATGGATAGACAAGCTTAAAGCCGCTATTGCCGCAGGTGATTGGTATGGTGTAGGTCAGATAATCGCCCAAGGCATGAATAAGGGTATGTCTATTCTGGATAACTGGATAAACAATACCCTGCGGCCTAAGGGTGTAGAGATAATGAAGGCCATTACGGACGGTATGAACGGCTTCATAGCTGATTTTGACTGGTCTTTGATGGGCAAAACCATAGCGGACGGCATGAACGCCATAATCGATATTCTGTATACATTCTGGTCGCAAACCGATTGGGCCGGATTAGGGCAGGGGTTAGGAAATGCTATAAACGCATGGGTGGAAAACCTTGACGTGGCACTCATAGCGGAAATGCTTAATGCTAAGTTCCGCGGCCTGTTTGACGTTGCCATTCAGACGCTTGAAACGGTAAATTGGCAGGAATTGGGCGACAAGGTAGCGCAATTTATAGGAACTATAGACTGGAACGGGCTGGTGGATAAGCTCTTTGAAGGCATCGGAGCGGCTCTCGGCGGCCTTACGGCGTTCATTGTCGGGCTGATAGAACCCGCATGGCAAAGCGTAACGGAGTGGTGGAGGGGCATTATGGAACAAGCTGGAGGCAATGTTGTTGCTGGCCTGTTCTTGGGTATCATAGATGCTCTCGTCAATATCGGCACATGGATATATGAGCATATATGCAGGCCGTTCATCGAAGGGTTCAAAAGGGCATTTGGCATTCACTCTCCCTCTACCGTCATGGCGGAACAGGGCGGATATGTTATTCAAGGTATGCTTGAAGGTATTAAAAATGTTCTTGCCACAATCGGCGCATGGGTAGTAACCAATATCTTCACCCCCGTAATGAATGCGATTAAGAGCGCGTTCGGCATAGTGGGCGGCGCGGCTAACAAGCTCAAGGAAGTTGGTTCCGCTATTATAGACGGTATCAAGCAGGGCATAAATAACGCCTGGACTTCATTCAAAAATTGGGTAACAGACAAGTTCAGAAGCGTTATAGATGCCGCAAAGAGCGTATTCGGCATTCACTCTCCTTCAAAGGTATTCGCCGGAATAGGCGGAAACATTATGGCGGGCATGACGCAAGGCATCCAGCGCGGAAAGGCCGCCGCCGTGCGGTCTATGGCGGATATTTCTAAATCTTTGCAGGGCGCATTGAGTGTTGATACGAGCATAGGAGTTCCCGCTTTTGCAAAGGGCGGTCTGGTGTATGGTGACACATTGGCGCAGGTGGGCGAATACGCCAACGCCAAGAACAATCCCGAAGTTATAGCCCCCCTTGATAAGCTGCAATCCATAATGGGCGGGCTGAACGATAAGGATACTCAAACCATCATAGCCCTGCTCAAGAGAATAGCGGATAAGGACGTGGAGATAGCACTGTATCCCTCTGCGAAGCTGGGCAGAATAGTCAATCAATCGGTCAATATGAACAATATTGCCATAGGTAACGTGTGATGTATAGATATGATATAGGCTTAAAGGTGGGGAGCTATACGCTCCCCGACCCCTCTAAACTGAATATGACGCTCGCCGACCTTGACACGGAGGCTGAAAGAGACGCTTCCGGCACACTCAACCGAACAATGGTAGCGCAGAAGCTAACCGTTGAATTGTCGTGGGACGTGCTGACATGGGAGCTGTGCTCGGCGATATTACAGGCTGTCGATTCCGACAGCTTTCCTTTTACCTGTCCGAACCCTAAGACCCTTGCGGGTAACTATTCCGGCACGTTTTATGTAGGCGACAGGAAAGAAGAAATTATCTGGTTCCCCGAAGGTGATAAGAACAAGGCGTATATTTCTTTGAGCATGACGGTAATAGAGTATTGACACTTCCCCCTAAAGGCGTAATAATAAAATTACATATCTTTAGGGGGTTTTGTTATGGCGAACTATGTTACTGTTGCAAGCGATAAGAGCAAAATTGTACTGCTTATAATCTGGTTCTTGTGTGGATTGGGGATTCTGCCGCTTTACTACTGGTATGTAGGGCGCAGAATGGGGCTGTTCAGGCTTATCACAGGGAACTACTTTATGATTGGAGCTATCAGCGATCTAATCAAAATTATTACTGGCTCGTTCCGTGATAATGTGGGAGCGCCAGTAAGAAAATAAACTCCGTGACACCTTCGGGTGTCTTTTTTATTGGAGGCAAAATGTACACAGTAAGCACAGGCTTTCGTAACGCCGTAATGTCGGGCAAGCCCCAAAAGCTAAAGCTGACATTCGGCGAAAATCAGATAGCGGAACAAAACCTCTCTATCTCCGGCTTGACCTATTCAAGCATGGCTTTCGAGGACGAAGAACTGACGATAGGCGCGGCCTGTTCCGCAGAACTGGGGGTAGAACTCCTTAACTTTGACGGGGGGCTGTCCTCTTTTAACTTTGACGGCACGGAGTTTACCGCCTCGATAGGCGTACTCGTGGGGGAAGAATACGAATATGTTCCTCTGGGCGTGTTTATCTCCGAAAAGCCCGACAAACTTAAACCTAAAAAAATAAGCATCACCGCCCATGACAGAATGGTAAAGTTCGATGTGAGCGCAGATGCTTTTCTTAATTCTCTTTCGTACCCGACTACACTAAAAAATATTTTCACATCGCTTTGCGCTCATGTCGGCGTACCTGCTTCAATGGCAGACTTCCCCAATTCGGGGAAAACCTTTGATTCGCCGCTGTTCAGGACGCAAGATGTTCTCTGCCGGGAAGTTCTGCAATGGATAGCCGAGGCGGCGTGTTCCTTTGCCCGCATATCCCGAAGCGGAGTATGTGAACTGGCGTGGTTCACCAATACCAATGTCACCTTTAATAAGACCGCCAATTCCGCGGACTATTATAACGCCGTGGTATCGGAGTATCAGGTAGCCAAGATAGACAAATTACAGGTAGCCGCTTCCGAAAAGGACATAGGCGTAATAGTCGGCACGGGGACGAACGCTTATCAGATAATAGACTGCCCTATGCTGTATGGCTATACCGATGCACAGATAAGACCTTATGCACAGGTTATCTATAACCGCTTAAACTCCTTTGCGGCGTTTACGCCTGTCGAGCTGGACGCAAAGGGCGATTGGTCTTTGGAAGCGGGCGACTTGATAAAGGCAGTCACGGACGATGGAACTTATACCTTCCCCATTTACCGCATGGACTTGACCTTTAAGGGCAGGGCAAGGATACAGTACATAAGCTCCGGCTCCCCCTCACGCCCCGCCATAAGCGCGGAGAACCGCCGGACGCTCATAGCCGGACGCGCAGCCCATGAAATAGAAATGACCGTTGAGGGAATGAAGCAGACGGTCACACGGGTAGCTTTCCTGACCCCTGTTGAATCCGACACCGACCCCTCTTTAGAGTGGGACGATGACCAGAAAACCGCGAACACGGGGTATCAATGGTACAACGATGGCAAGATAAAGGTATGGACGGGTTCCGCGTGGCAGACAGTCATCTCCCCTAAATACAATCAGACCGCCACGCCTACGGGCGCAAAGGAGGGCGAATACTGGTACAATCCCTCGACAAAGGAAATAAAGCGTTACACGGGTTCGGCGTGGGTGGTAGATAACACCGTATGTATGCCTACCACATGGACGCAGAGTATGCAGACGCAGCTTGAAATAACCGCCGAGGGATTATCGAGCACTGTCACCAAGGACAATATTATTTCCACCATAAATCAAAGCTCGGAAGCGGTATCAATAAGCGCGTCAAAGATAAACCTTAATGGCGTTGTCACGGCAAACAATAACTTCCAGATAGATACAAACGGCAAAATGACGTGCGTAAATGCCACCGTAAGCGGCTCAGTGACCACCGGCAACCTTAAGGCATCAGGCGGTACGATTGCGGGGTTCGATATATACGGCAGTTACCTTGAAGGCAATACTTGTTCGCTGTACTCAGGGCAAAGTGGAGGTAAGTTAAAGCTCGGTCAAATAACCCTGTCAGGCCAAAAAAGCGGGCTTGTTACGCTGGGAGTTGATTATTCTATTAACGCTGGTGCTACTATATTTACTAAAGGTTATTTGCAATGTGATCAAATTTATGATTATTCTGTCAACACTTATACGCTACGATGGGCGGCATCAGGCGGAGGATATATAGGCTATGCTTCCTCCTCGATACGCCGCAAGGAGAATATTCAAGATGCGGGGTTGGATTGTATAGCAAAAGTGAACGCTCTACGTCCCCGTAAGTTCACATGGAAATCCAGCGGTAAGCAGGATTACGGGCTTATAGCCGAAGAAGTCTACAAGGTATGCCCCGAACTTGCTATAACCGAAAAAATCAATGGCAAAGATGTCCCGTGCGCCGTTGATTACGAGGGCGGATTACCCAAGTTGTTATTGCCTTATGTGCAGGACTTAAACCGGAGATTATCAGCATTGGAGGAAAGATATGGCGTTGTATCTACCTAAAACTACAAAAGAGGGAGTTCCCGTAAATTATTGGGTAATAGATGATGTTAAGATAGACAGAGTAAACAAAAGGGTTGACGCGACAGTCAATCCTTATTTTTCGCAGGAAGCACGGCTGGCGGGTGCAAATCCTATAACTTTCGCGGCGGTGAAGATTCGAGTAGAGGACATCGTTTATCCTTCTGAAGAGTATGGCGAAAACTCGACCGATTACACTGACTATTTTAGCCCGTCCGCGCTCGAAGGACAAACGTTGTATCAGGTTGTTTATAACTATATCAAAACCCATGATGACAGATTTAAAGGAGCTACGGATATATGACAGACGAACAGAAAGCCGTTATACAAGCGATAATACACACACTTAATACTTCTATACCCGTTGTAGCGAAAGCGGACTTAGACGCGAAATTAGGCTGTATTCTGGCCTTAGAAAAACTTGCGGAGGACGAACAATGCACAGAATAACGGTTGACGGAAAGTATCTTCTCACCACCCCTATACAGTCCCTTGTTATCGAGGGTGAAAGTCTGGCGGATACCGTCACTATCAGCATACCCTTAGATGCCCGTGATGTAGACCTTGCCGCCGCAGGGTTCACCATAAAGGCGTACTGGCCCATGGACGGCACGGAAGCAAGGTATGTGCTGTATAAAGATGTGGGGGAAGATATAACCCTTACATGGCATATCACGCCGCTGTTTACGGGCAAGCGGGGCATGATGAACCTCACGCTTTTAGCCACTCTGGCGAACGATGAGAAGAACATCATAGCCAAGTGGACGGGAACGCGGCCCATTGAGATAATAGCCGACCTTCCCGGTTCCAACCTTCCCACCCCCAGCGTGGCGGAACAGCTTCTTGCCGAGGTTCAGGACTTAGTATCCCAGGCGTTAGGCGCGACTGGCCCCACTGGCCCGCAGGGTGAGGTAGGCCCCACAGGCCCCCAAGGCCCGCAGGGTGTACAAGGCCCCGCAGGAATACAAGGCCCCAAGGGCGAACAGGGCGCGGTAGGCCCCAAGGGCGAACAGGGTATACAAGGCTTGCAAGGCCCCCGTGGCGAGCAAGGCCCTATCGGCCCGCAAGGCCCGGAGGGCAAGAAAGGCTTGCAGGGCGACGCTGGCCCCGTCGGCCCCCAAGGCCCCGAAGGCAAGAAAGGCGATAAAGGCGACACAGGAGCCGCAGGAGAAACGGGCCCCGCTGGCCCCAAAGGTGAACAGGGTATCCAAGGGCCTAAAGGCGACCCCGGAGACAAGGGAGAAACGGGCCCCAAGGGAGATACGGGAGCCACGGGCGAACGAGGCCCCGCAGGAGCGCACTATACGCCCTCTGTGACCGCTGACGGTGATTTATCGTGGAGTAATGACGGCGGGCTGGAAAACCCCGCCACAGTCAATATAAGGGGGCCACAGGGCGCACAGGGAGCCAAGGGCGATACGGGCGAAGGATTTGCCGTGTTGGGCTATTACGCTTCCCTCTCCGCATTACAAGCCGGAGTATCTAACCCCTCCGCTGGTGACGCTTACGGCGTGGGCGCGGGCGAACCGTATGATATATATATCTGGGATGGCGTAAATTCCAAGTGGGTAAACAACGGCCCCTTGCAGGGCGCGAAAGGTGAGCAAGGCCCCACTGGCCCTAAAGGCGACCCCGGCCCCAAGGGCGACCCCGGCGCGAAGGGCGACACGGGAGCAAGGGGCGAACAAGGCCCCACGGGCGAATCCGCCGGATTCGGCACACCTACCGCCACGGCGACCACCCTTGACGCGGGAACCCCCGCTACTGTAGAGGTGACAGCTTCCGGCGCAGATACCGCAAAGGTATTTGCCTTTAAGTTCGGCGTTCCCAAGGGCGAACAGGGTGCGACTGGTGAGCAGGGCGCAAAGGGAGATCAGGGAGCGAAAGGAGACGCTGGAGCAAAGGGCGACACCGGCCCATACTTTACCCCCTCGGTATCCGCAGAGGGCATACTCTCGTGGAGCAATAACGGCGGCCTGAACAATCCCCCTGAAGCCAACATAAAAGGTCCGCAGGGCGAGCAGGGCGAACAAGGTATCCAAGGCCCCGAAGGCCCGCAGGGCATACAGGGAGAGCAAGGCATACAAGGAGAGCAGGGAGCCAAGGGTGACCCCGGAGCCAAGGGCGACCCCGGCACAGCCGCAGGGTTTGGCACGCCTACCGCCACGGCAAACACCCTCACCGCCGGAGCCGCCGCCACCGTAAAGGTAACGGCAAGCGGCGTGGACACCGCAAAGGTATTTGATTTTGAGTTCGGCATCCCGCAGGGCGAAAAAGGAGCCACAGGCGAAAAAGGCGCGACAGGCGACCCCGGCGCGAAGGGCGATACGGGTGAGCAAGGCCCACAGGGTATCCAAGGGCCCACGGGCGCGGACGGCCCCAAGGGCGACACCGGCCCGTATTTTACCCCCGCCGTCTCTGCCGAGGGTGTTATCTCATGGAGCAACAACGGCGACCTCGCCAACCCCGACCCCGTCAACATCAGGGGCCCACAGGGCGAGACCGGCGCCACCGGCCTCCAAGGGCCTGCCGGAGAGACTGGAGCCACAGGACCAGAAGGACCTAACGAGATCACTACCGAGACGCAAACTAATTTGACCGGATTACTAAAAGGTAATGGTACAAATGTGCAACAGGCGGAAGCTGGCACAGACTACCAAGCCCCTATTGTAGAAACAACTGCAACATTAGTGGCTACTGATTGGGTGGTTGGTGATTATAGTATAACGCAGGCTGTATCTGTAGACGGTATGAGACAGAATAAAAAAGTTATTATTAGCCCGGATATTAACAGTATGGAAGAATATCTTAGAACCGGCATATATTGCGCCAAACAGACTTACAACGCATTGACGTTTCAAAGCACCGTTACAACGCCGCCAACGAACGATTTAACTATCAATGTTTTAATAATGGGGTGATAATATGATGTATCAAGTGACTGGAACGGGTTTGCAAGCTGCACCCATCACTACAACAATACTCCCCGCCAGCGGCGCGGCGCTGACGGCAAACACCATATATAACGTATCCTCTCCTGTGGGTACATACGTGTTTACCCCGCCCGCTTCCGGCTGGGCGCACGGCACATTCAGCACGGCGGCCTCGGTTGCGGTGTCGTTTGTGAGCGGGGCGAACTATTTAGGCGAGGCCCCGGCAATAGAGGCGAATAAGACCTATGAATTTGATGTATACAATGGCGTGTGGGCAGTACAGGAGGTTGTGAGTGCATGATACCTATGCTACGAAGGAGGCTGATGAGCGACATGGCGAAAGCGAAAAATATAGCAACGGGAACATTTTCTGATACGAACAAAAATCAACATACGCTTACTGTGCAAACTGTTGGTTTTAAACCGGATCATGTCATATTTACTATAATTTCTGGCAGTGGGAGTGCCAGCCGTTTAATTTCATTTTTCGATGGTGCTGTTGTGTCAGCATCTTCCGGCGACATAAACTTTATTAGAACTTCACGATACGACTACCAATATAATGACAATGGCTTTACGATGAACGCTGGTGCAAACAGTATGAACGGCACTTACCGCTATGTAGCATGGCAAGAATAAAAAGGAGAATACTATGTGTAAAATAATTCTATCGGGGGGGGGGCAGCCTCCGTAAAATAAAAAGCGCCTATGCGCTATGATACCCTTGCAGTTTGCCTTGCGGCGCAGGATGATTAAACAGAAAAGCGAATATAAATTATCTGTTGCAGCAGCGCAGACATTTGAATACAATTTAACGCTTACAGTTGATGGGGTGTCAGTTGTATATGGCGAAAAGTTTGTTGGCGCGAAAGTTTTTGCAATAACAAAAGAATCCGTGATTACTATAACCGGAACAGCATATGAAGGTTATGCGATTTTTGTAAAAATAAATGGTGAACAAGTGGCTGGAATGAGTCCCGGTGAGTCAACGACTTTCAGGTATGCATTTCCAAAGTCTATGATACGCAACGATATATCATTGCGTATGTACCAAACTACATACTATTTCAGGTATGCGGAATTTACAGTTTAGTAAAAAAAGGAGGTACAATGTTAAACACAAACTATGCCAAACTGGCGGGCGGGTATCCCGAATATTTACGCCTGCCAGTTGAGTTGAAGTCGCCGCTTATAATCAACGGTGTGACGCACCCCGCAGGGGCGCACCTCTCCACCAATGACGATGCGGCAATAAAGGAGCTGGGCTATAAGCCCGTGACCCGTTCCCCCATGCCCTCAAAGGAGGGCTTTTATTATACGGAGAGCTGGGAGGACAGCGGCAAAGCGATATTCCAGAGCTGGACGGAACATGAGGCGCAGGCCACCACGCAGGACTATATAGACGCGCTGGCGGAGCTGGGGGTGAATGTGAATGACGCGCAATGAACTTATGGCGCTGGTAGCCGTGCGTAAAGCGGAAATCGAGGCGCACGAGACCGACCTTGTAGAGGTGCTGACGGCGGCGCGGGCTGGGCTTACTCCCACCCCCACACAGGGCGCACCGTGGAACGCTGAGACCCGCTATATAGCCGGGGATACGGTTGAGGGTGGATATGTCGCCCTCAAATACAGCCGCAACAAGCCCCCTGCCGCAAACCTCGGCACATATTGGGCGGTGCAGACCGTGACCTATCCCGCGTGGGGCGACATCGAGGACGGCACGGTGATTGAGGTAGACACCATAGTTACCTACAACGGCAAAACGTGGCAATGCACCGAGCAGCACATCAAGTCCACCGTCTACAAGCCCAAGGCGGGCAGCTCCAAATGGAGCGAATACACGGAATAAGGAGCCGCACGGCTCTTTTTTCATAATCAAAAAACAAAAATAAAGAAAGGAAAAGAATTATGGACTACACACTCAAAGCTCGTGAAATCGTTAGAGATTATGTAAACGAGCACCTCGACAAGACGGACGGCATAGAGATCAACATAACTGATACTTATGTTGTTTGGCACTGCAAGACCCTCCAGAATTGGAAGACACTGGTATCCACCAAACTCCCCGATGGTATGTATTATGAGGTCACTTACAACGGCGACAAAAACGAAGTGTACCTCGATGCATATAAGAAGTTCGAGAACCGCTGCATAAAACTCTAAAAAGAAAGGAAAACATTATGAAAAAACTCACTTGTATCCTCGCGGTAATGCTCATGCTGTGCCTTTGCACCGTAGCCTACGCCGCAGACCCCGTAACTCTGGATATAACCGCGCTGGACTACCAGACCGGCAAGGCGGTATCCAAGACCTACGTCAATAATGAGCTATTTTTGCTCAAGGTTGACATAGGCATACCCCGGTTTTTCGACCTGACCGACATGGAACTTATAATCGAACTGGACGGCGTAAAGCTGGACACAAACGACCTGAGATTGGAGGCTGGAACATATTACTTGAGCGGCATAGTTACCGACCAGCCCGCCGCCCTCCGTATAACCGTCAAAGATATGGCATACGAAAACGCCACCACGGCAGAAGAACTCTACAACGCCATGCAGAAAAACAGGACTGTGAGCAAAACCTACTATTTTAACGCCGCGCAGCCCGCCGAACAGCCCATTGCAAAAAATCCCGTGGTGATACCCAAGACCGGCGGCGCCTCCGTCCTCGCGTATGCGGTATCCATAGCCCTGATAGGATTCGGCCTCGCGGTGGCAGGTAAACGCAAATGAGCAGAGTAACAGGCTTCATAGAATACCTCGAAAGTCATGTCGGGGATATGTACGTCTGGGGTGCGCAGGGGCAGCAGGTTGACAGCATGAGCGACCCCTACGCATGGATAGAACGGCGCGAAACCAGCGACACGAATTACAACCGCGCCGTGAAATTCATGGAGAAGGCCGAAAAACGGCCTCTCTACGCGTTCGACTGTTCCGGCCTCATCGTACACTACATCAGCGACATAAAGCACTGGATGAAGGGCGACACCAACGCCCAGGGGCTTTACCGTATGTGCGGCGAAAACAGGGGCTACGCCGGGAAAACCCCCATGTTGGCGGGCGACCTCGTATTCAAGTACAGCGAAAGCAGCAAGAAAATGGTTCACGTCGGCGTATACGTCGGCGACGGCTACACCATAGAGGCGAAAGGCCGCGACGATGGCGTATGCAAGCGCAAACTGTCCGATGGCAACTGGACGCACTGGGGGCGGCTTGCCCTGCTCCAGCAGGAGGAAGAAAAGGAGGAGGTAAAGGAGCGGAAGATCATAACCCTGACGAGCCCCATGATGAGGGGCGACGATATCAAGGCATTGCAGACCGCCCTTAACGCTCTGGGCTATGACGCGGGGGACGCGGACGGCATAGCGGGCAAAAACACCATTGCGGCCATACAGCGGTTTGCACAGGCACACAGCATGGCACCGACAGAACTGCCGGACGTGCTGCAGGCCACCGTATCCGTGGACGGCAAAATCTATGTAGGCACACTAAAAAAATAAGGAGGAGCACCCATGACCAAAGAATGGATATGGGCAATCGTAACGGGACTGAGCGGCATTTTGCTGGGCTGGCTGGCCCACATAAAAACCGCAAGGAAGGACGCGATTGACGCGGCGACACGCGACACCGCCATTGACACCGCGCTCAAATCGGACGTGGACTATATCAAACGCGGCGTGGACGATATCAAACTCGATATGCGGGCGCAGGCCACCAAAGTTGAGGGCATAGACCTCCGCGTGGCTCGTGTGGAAGAAAGCACGAAAAGCGCCCACCACCGGCTGGACAGGCTTGAAGCACACAACAACTAAAGGAGGAAAAAACATGAAACTCTCGAACAAGGTATACGACATTCTCAAGGCAATCGCCCTGATCTGGCTCCCCGCCATAGGCACCCTCTATTTTGCCCTTGCGGGTATATGGAGCCTCCCCTACCCTGAGGAGATCGTCGGCACCCTCACCGCCGTTGATACGTTCCTGGGCGCGGTACTGGGCATATCCTCGGCAAACTACAACAAACAGTAGCCCCCGGATGGGATTCCCTTTCAATAGCCCCCCTTAATTGGGGGGCGCATTTTTATAAAGGAGGTATAGGCTTTTGGAGAAGCGGGCCCCTTTGAAATGGATAAAGCATTGCTTAATTCCCGTTCACGCACGGAATGGGAAGCACTCATACACGAATGGATACATAACGAAAAAGACCGCTGGCTGATAACCCGCCGCCTTTTAGACGGGATATCATACGACGCTTTAACGGGCGAGTACCAGCTTAAATTTGAAATACCCCTTGAATATGACCAGATACGAAGGCGGTGCAAGGCTGCCGAAAAACAACTGAAAACGCACTGTAAATAGCCGATAAATAGCCGATGGGAGCAATCCTATCGGCTCTTTTTTTATGCCAAAATTCAGGTAGAAGGGAGCGTGAAACAGTGTATCCATACCAACCTTATTTTAACCAGCAAACCCAATATCAGCGAACCGAAGTAGTCAAAGTGAACGGCGAGGGCGGCGCAAAGGCATATCAAATGCCCCCTAATAGCTCCGTTCTTCTGTTGGACGAAACGGCCCCCATAGTGTGGCTTAAAACAACGGACGGGGCGGGGTTCCCCTCTTTATCGCCTTACAGCATAACTCCGTATAAACCCGCTCCGCCTGTCGACGTGAACGGCCTTGAACAGAGAATAGCCAGATTGGAGGAAATGATAAATGCCAAACCCGATACTACAAATGCTAAGCGGAGGAAGTCCGAGGAAACTCAACCCACAAATGATAGCGCAGGCTAAACAGATGATGTCCGTTCCCGGACAAATACAGAAGATAAAGCAGATGATAGGCAACGGCGACCCTAAACAGATGTTTTATGCGGCCTGCAAGCAATACGGGATAGACCCCGAGGATATTCTTTCTGAATTAAGGTAGACCATTACCCGAAGCGCGCGCGGGATTGGAATATAAATCGAAAGGAACTTTAGAACTATGGATAATATGCCCTCTCTCGCGGATATAGCCGCGGTAACTGATGGCAAGACTGACGGCTTCAACGGAGGCTTCTGGATATTCGCCCTTATCATACTTTTTGCTATGATGGGCGGCGGCTTTGGCGGCTGGAACCGCCAGGGCGAATTTGGACAGTATGCCACCGCTGCGTCTCAGCAGGAAATTCTCTTCGGTCAGCACTTCGGCCAGATCAATGACCGCTTGACTAACATCGGCAACGGTATATGTGATTCCACCTTCGCGCTGAACAACGCTATCACCACCGAAGGCCGGAACCTGTCCAACCAGCTTGCAAACTGCTGCTGTGAACAGAGGCTCGGTATAGCCATTCTCTCAGCGCAGATGTACCAGATCACCTGCGACATAACCACCGCTATCCACGCCGAGGCCGAGGCCACCCGCTCCCTGATACAGGCGAACGAAATGCAGGCTCTCAGGGACAAAGTGTCCAGCCTTGAGATGGATAACCGCATGTACGGAGTAGTCCGCTATCCCAACGGTTACACCTACAACGCAGGGAACTCACCCTTCTGTGGTAATAATTGCGGCTGCTGCTGCTAATTCCGGCTATGCCGTGATATATCGGGGCGGCGTATGCTGCCCCTTGATTTTTGAAAGGAGCATAAAAAATGGCTTGTAAAAATGTATGCAAACTCTGCCCCAACCTTATAATCTCCCAGGCCGTTACCTTCACGGCGGGAACCGGGCTGATAATCAACCTCCCGGCAGGCAACTATAACGATAATCAGAAATACTGCATCGTGGTAGCTCAGTCTATCCCGGCGGCTACCACTATAACCGCGCCCGTGTTTGTCACCATAGGCGCCGGCACGGAACAGTACCCGCTGATAGATAGCTGCTGCGCCCAGGTCACAGCCTGCGCTATACGCACCCGCACCAGGTATGCTACCATCGTCAAGACCAACGCCACGGGCGGCAGTTTTAAAATGCTTGGCAAAACTGCTTGCACTCAGGGGCTTGCCAGCATTGACGGAGGCGCAGAGTAATGAGCTTTAAGGAGATCATACGCCTGATATCCGAAAGGCACACCGATATGACGGAAGTGACCGATGCACTCTCTGATATGATGCACACGGTAAAGGACCGTCTGCCGGAGGTGTACAGAGAAACAATGTATTGCCTCGAAGAAATAGCATATCGGATAACTCCCGAAGAGGCGCGGCAGATAGTCAAGGGTATGCGCCCATACGGTCAAAAATGGGACTATGATACCATCAAGGCGTTTCTGGCAACGAAGGGCATAACGGCGGTATGCAAATACTATCTGTGCATGAATATGTACTACAACGACAGCCACGATACCGCCGAAATGGTAGGCAAGGGAGAAGATGCGGAGTTTTATTTCAGCCTTGCGAAAGACTTCATCAACGATATTGACGGCAAGGATTTCAAGGTTGAAAAATATTTCCTTGGGTAGCTGGCAACTTTCTGGCAACCTTTTTTAGAAACCTTATTAAAGGCTGATTTTGAAAAAGGTAGATAAACAGGCACTTTTTACGGAAGAAAAAACCGTTAAAAACCAATAAAAAATAGGTAGCCGCCGGATACCAAACATCAAAAACGCCTGTGTTGCACGGGCGTTTTTCTTAGGTATTTAGGGCTTTTTTGATTGCTTGTGCTCATTTTGTGGTTTCGCTTTGGCAACTTTCTGGCAACTTTTTTTTGAAAGCGT